CGCGGTGTCGGTAGCCAAGTCTGCCGACAAGACCTGCCTGATGATCGTCGGCGTCGACGAGAAGGACAACATTTGGATCATGCCGGACATGGTCTGGGACCGGATGGATTCGCACCAGGCGGTCGAGAGCATGATCGTGCTGATGAAGAAATATAAGCCGATGTTCTGGTGGGCCGAAGGCGGCGCCATTACCAAAAGCCTCGGACCGTTCTTGCGCCGGCGCATGGCCGAGAAGCAGGCGTACTGTGCGATCGACCCGATCAATCCCGCAGCTGACAGGCAGCAGCGTTCGCAGGCGATCCAGGCCCGCACCAGCATGAAGATGGTGCGCTTCCCAGGTTTCATCCGTTCATGGTCGGAAATGCAGGACCAGATCCTGAAGTTTCCGCACGGCTCAAACGATGACGTGGTCGACACTTTGAGCCTTATTGGGCTAGGACTGTCGAAGATGCACGGGCGAACCCGCGGCAGAAAGATCGAGCCGGAAGTGTTGACCGGCACCTACCGTGAGATGTTCGCAAACACGCGCCGGCGTGAGGGTCACGACTTACGGGCGAGGGGCCTGCAAGGATGGTAGACGCCTTCCAAGACGACATGATGCGCGTGTTCGCCGGCTTCGACGAGAAATCCAGCGAGCCGGATATCAATCCGACTACCGGCAAGCCGAACTCGATCCCGCGCGCTAACCCGGATCCGCCAGACCGCCGCCGCAACCTGGTCCGCGACTGGACCAGCAAGGTGAAGAAGGCCAAGCGGTACTGGAAGCCCAGCTTCGACCGCATGCGGGAAGACCAAGAGTTTTGCTTCGGCAAGCAGTGGTCCAAGGACAGCAAGGACAAGCGTTACGTCGCCAACCTCACGCTCAGGCTGGTGGCACAAAAGACGGCGTTTCTCTACGCCAAGAACCCCAAGGCAGTAGCGAAGAAACGTCCGCGGCTAAATGCGACGTCATGGGACGAGAGCCAGACCACCCTCAATCAGCTGATGCAGTCTGCCGCCATGATGATGCAGCAGGCGCAGCAAGCCGGCGCCATGGGCGCCGGGCCGATGGCGCCTGGCGGAATGCCCGGCATGCCGCCAGGAATGGCCGGCCAGGTTGCCGGCGCTGCCGGCAGCGCGGTCCAGGGCATGATGCCGATGGCAACCGGCAGCCCGCCCGACATCGGCATGCTGATGGCCGGCGGCATGCCGCCCAACCCGGCGACGATGCCGTCGCCTTCAGTGAACCAGATCTCCGGCCAGATGGGCGCCGCGCTCGGCGGCGCCACCATGCCTGGCATGGGCGCCGGTCCTATCCCCGGCGAGATGCAGCAGCCGCAGGGGCTCGGCGACCAGCTCGGCCAGGCTGCCGCCGGCGCCGCCGCCGGTGGCATGGCGCCGCCGGCCTCGCCGATGATCGCGCAGGCGGTCGGCAGCGGCATGGACATCATGATGGATGCGGCTCGGGTCAAGTCCGAGAACATCATGATGGACAAGCTCGCCCGCACGCTCGAGCTGCTGTACGCCTACGAGGTCGATAACCAGCCGCATCCGTTCAAGTCCATGCTGAAGATGAGCGTGCGGCGCGCCGTCACCAACGGCGTGGCCTATGTGAAGCTTGGGTTTGAGCGGGTGATGCAGCAGCGGCCCGACCTGGAAAAGGGCATCGCCGACGCCAACGAGCGGCTGGCCACGCTCGAGCGGCTGGCTGCGGATGCCACCGACGCCATCACCGACGACAGCGACATGGAAGCCGAGCAGTTGCGGCTGCTGCTGGCGGATCTGGTCAAGGCGCAGGGTGCGGTGGTGCGCGAAGGGCTTACCTTCGACTTCCCGTTGTCGACCCGCATAATCCCGGACATCAAGTGCATCGATCTGCGCAACTGGGTCGCGGCCGGCTGGGTCGCCGAGGAGTATCTCTTATCCGTTAGCGAGATCGAAGAGATCTATGGCGTTGACGTGCGCGGGCATTGCACCGAGTACGGCAGCGACAGCGACACCGATCCATCCAAAGTGATGGAAGAGTGGATGAGTGCCAAGGACAAAGACAAGAACCGCGGCGATCCGAACGCGATCGTCTGGGAGATCTACAACCGCAACGACGGCCTGGTCTATGTGGTCTGCGATGGCTATCGGGAATTCTTAAAAGAACCCGCCTCGCCAGAGATCTACAACGAGCGGTTCTACCCCTGGTATGCGTTGATCTTCAACGGCATCGAGGACGAGACCGAGCTGTATCCGCCGAGCGATGTCAGATTAATGCGCGACATGCAGTTGGAGTACAACCGCTGCCGCGAGGGTCTGAAAGAGCAGCGCATCGCCGGCCGGCCGTTCACCGCGGTGGTGTCGGGCTCCATGGACGAAGAGGACATGGAGAAGCTGACCAACCGCGAAGCCAACGCGGTGATCGAGTTCAATGCGTTGCAGCCGCAGCAGGACATCAAACAGCTCCTTCAACCATATGCTGGTCCAGGAATTGATCCAAACTTGTACGAAGTAAATCCAGTCTATGAGGACATTCTACGGACGACAGGCATCCAGGAAGCGAACCTTGGTGGTACTTCGAACACCACGGCGACCCAGGCGCAGATTGCCGAAGGCTCGCGCATGACTTCGATGGGATCCAACATCGACGACCTCAACGACTTGCTGACGCAGCTGGCGCGGAACGGCGGCCAGATCCTGATGCGTGAGATGTCGCAGGAACGGGTGAAGAAGATCGTCGGCCAGGGCGCGGTGTGGCCGGCCGAGCCGGTCGCCCAGGACATCGCCAACGAGATCCTGCTGGAGATCGAAGCCGGCTCGATGGGCCGTCCGAACCAGGCGCAGGAGATCGCCAATGCCCAGCGGCTGATGCCGCTGCTCATCCAGCTACCCGGCATCGACCCGGAATTCCTGGCCAAGGATACGCTGCGCCGGCTGGACGATCGCCTCGATCTGACCGAGGCATTCAAGTCCTCGCTGCCGAGCATCGTTGCGATGAACGGTGCTATGTCTGGCGGCGGCGGCGCCGGCCCCGTTGCACCGGGTGCCGGCGCCGGTCCGGGGGCTGCGATGGGTCCGCAGGGCGCCGTCAATGCGCCAGATGGCGGCGCTGGAGCGGCGCCGCCGCCGTCGGCACCAGACGCGCAGACAACACTCTCCGGCTCACCACCAGGACGGCCGCATCCTATGCCGCAGCAGGTCAAGATGCCGACCATGCCGGGTTGATGACAAAGAACCTGAATTGACGTAAGGATCAAGCACAGGTGCTAAGCAGCACCGGGGGAATTCAATATGGCCGACGACGACAAGCAACTACCAACCGCGGTAGAGCAGCCCGTCGAGCAGGTACCTTCGCCAGGTACGGACGCCGGCGATGTCGGCGGTAGTCTTCTAGACGCCATCCAGAGCGCAGTGCCTGAGCTGCGACAGGATGACGACTATTCGGACACCGACGGCTCCAAGGGGGATTCGCCATCCCAAGTCGCAAGGAAGTCCGAACGCGAACCCGAATTGTCGGAAGAGCCGACACCTGACGAACTAGCCAAGCTTTCCAAAGCCGCGCAACGGCGTATCAAGAAGCTCAACTCGCAACGGCAGAAACTGTCGGCCGAGGTGCAGCGTCTGAAGTCGCTCGAGCCGGACGCTGATATGGCTCGCAAGGTCACCGATTATCTTCGCAAGAACGATATCGGTCAGGACGATTTCCTGTTTGGCCTTGAGCTGATGGCGGCGATGCGCCGTGGTGACTTCGTGAAGTTTCATGCGGGCGTGCAGCCCTACATGAAACTCTGCGAGGAGTACCTCGGCATCTCGCTGCCCCCTGATCTGCAGCAGTCAGTGCAGCAGGGGCATATGACGACACAAGCCGCGGCCATGTACTCACGCGAGCGCATGGACAAGGCGATGGCGCAGAACAATGCGGTCCGACAACAGGCCGCACTGCAACAGCACCAGAAGATGTCGCAGGATCAGCAGGAGCAATTGCGGCGTGAGATCCTGGCAGAGAAGGTGGCGATTGCCGTCAATGGCTGGGAATTGGGAATCGTGCGATCGGACGCTCGCTATGCGGCGAAAAAAGCCGCTGTTCAGTCCACGATGATGGCACTCGTCCAGGATTACGGTCCACCCAAGTCGCCCGAGAACGGCATCCAACTCGCCCAAGAGGCGTATCGCCGTGTCAACGAGCAGTACAAGGCTTGGTCCCAACCCCAGCGAATGGCCACATCGCGCGTCCCGAGCAGCACCGGAAGAACCGCTGGTGTGGCACCCGAGCCGAAGTCACTGCTGGAAGCAGTCAGATTTGCTCGCGAGGGAGCGCCGCGCCTCTGATCATAGAGGTGCTTAAATGCCTACATATTCTGCTCCATTGCTCGCCCACATCACCACGGCGGCGTTGGACTACTGGATGAACAAAGGGACGGCTTTTCAGGAAGCCATCCAGGAGAAGCCGCTGCTGGCGGCAATGGAGTCCAAGAAGAAGACCTTCCCCGGTGGCAAGGGGAATATCATCATCTCGGTCAAAGGCGACTTCGGTAACACCGCGGCGCCAGGTACCGACGACCAGCTCAAGGGCTATCAACTCGACGACGCGGTCACCTACTACACGCCGGCGAACCTCACGCAGGCTGTGTTCCCCTGGAAGGAAATGCACATCGGCATCATGCTCACGCACAGTGAGCTGAAGACCGACGGCATCACCGTCAGGGATTCCGGCGACATGGACGACACCTCCGAGCATTCGGGGCGTGACGACACCGTGCTGGTCGGCCTGCTCCAGGACGCTTTGCAGGATGTCAGCGAGCAGTATGCCCGCTGCATGAACAACCTGCTGTGGACCAACGGCGCCACCGACGCCAAAGCCTTGGCCGGCATGGCGGCGCTGATCACCGATGATCCGAGCACCGGCATTGTTGCCGGCATCAACCGGGCGCAGAAGCCGTGGTGGAGAAACCGCGCCTATACCTCGGCCATGGGTACGGCGGTCACCGGCACGCCGGCGCTGTCGGCCTGGGGCGGCGGCCCGATCACCTCGTCTGCAGCCAACGGCGGCGCGCTGATCACGCTGTTGCAGAAGGAGTATCGCCAGCTCACCCGCTACGGCGCCAAGCCGAACACGGGATTCTGCGGATCCGACTGGCTTGCTGCTTTGGAAGCCGAGTTGCGCGCCAACGGTAACTACAGCATGCAGGGCTTCTCCGGTGCCAAGGACGTCAGTGTCGGGCAAATTTCTTATGCCGGCACCGACTTCGAGTATGACCCAACGCTGGACCAGCTCGGCAAGAGCAAGCGTTGCTATTGGTATGACAGCCGCGACATCTACCTGGTCGCCATGCAAGACGAGTGGCGCCACCAGCACTCACCGGACCGCGCACCTGACAAGTATGTCATCTACAGGTCCATCACTTCGACCGGGCAACTCTGTGCGCGGCGCCTCAACGGCGCTGTCGTTATGGATATTGTCTGATC